TGACAAGATTATTAAACCGTTGTATCCTGTATCGTGGTCTGCTCTCACGAGCCAATAGGCAAAAACACGAATAACCATCAAAAATATACCTTATAGGGTATAAACACACATTCATCCTTTATAGGGGAGAATTAAACATGGCTAACATTACTATTACTGTTCAAAACGACTTCGGAACCACCAACACGTATTCACAAGACTTCGACCATGGTATTCTTGTTGAAGATTTCTTTGAAACGTGTCTTGCAGCTTATGATTCAAATGGATATATGAATGACATTGATATTACTGTTGGAAGTCTCCTTGGAGAAGTAACCAAACTTTCTTGGGATAAGGATAATTATATTCAGATTGAGAATCCTTTTGAGGAGAAGGTCGAGAAGATGCTTGATGCTCTTAGTGCAATGAATGAAGTACAAGGTCTTTATGATCAAGACAATTGGTATATGGGGTATCGTTATTAATTACTAGGAAGTTATTGCCACAGGGGGCGTAAATCGTCCCCGATTGACTTGGATGGCGAATTAGGTTTATAATATTAGTCCAGATGAAAATAGGATACTAAGAATGCAAGTAGAAAAGCGTAATGGGAATGTGGTCCAGTTTGATCCACAGAATATTAAAAATGCTGTCGGCAAGGCACAATCACGAACAGACAACTCAGACGACAGCCTTGGGGATTATGTTGTGGACTTTGTTTCTCAGCATATTGGGGATAATGAAGTTCCTCATGTAGATTTTATCCATGAACTTGTAGAAGACGGTTTGATGGATGCTAAGGCATTCCCCGTTGCTCGTGAGTACATCACTTACCGCAAGGAACACATGCCGGATATTTTCAAGGAAAGAATTGCATATAAACCCTATGAATATCCTAATCTGGCGAAGTATGTAGACGCTATTCAACAGTCCTATTGGATCGTTTCTGAGTACAATTTTACCGGAGATGTTCAGGATTTCAGGGCTGTTCTGGAGGAGTACGAAAGGGGCGCTGTAAAGCGTTGTATGCTTGCTATCTCTCAGGTGGAAATCGCTGTTAAGAAGTTCTGGTCACGTATTGGTGATCGTCTTCCCAAGCCTGAGATTGAAGAAGTTGGTGCATCATTTGGTGAGTCAGAAGTACGTCATAGCAGAGCCTATTCACACCTTCTAGAACTTCTTGGTCTTAACTCAGACTTTGAAAGTGTTCTTGAAGTACCTGCAATCAGGAAGCGTGTTGAATACGCTCAAAAAGCACTATCAAAAGGTAAGACAGAATCTGATAAAGACTACATGGAATCAATTCTGCTATTCTCATTGTTTATTGAGAATGTGAGTCTGTTTAGTCAGTTTCTAATCATCTCCCAGATTAATAAAGAGAAAGCTGCGCTGAAGGGGATGTCAAATGTAATCGCCGCAACAAGCTTAGAAGAGAATCTTCACAATGATTTTGGCTGTGAGATTATCAACATTATCCGCAAAGAACATCCAGAGTGGTTTACTGACGAACTCAACGAACGCCTACAGAAGCTCGTATGGCAAGCATTTGATGCAGAGAAAGATATTATTGATTGGATTTTTGAAGATGGTGATTTTGAATACCTGAGTAAAGATGAGGTTGTTGCTTACATCAAGAATCGGTTTAATACAGGTCTTGAGCAAGCAGGGTTCCAGAAAGTATTTATTGTTGACGAAGACATTCTTTCTCGTGTATCATGGTTTGATGTTCAGAATAGTTCTACAATGCATACGGACTTCTTCTCAAAGAGGTCAGTGAACTACACCAAGTTTAGTCAGTCCTTTGATGAAGACGACCTGTTTTAAAAGGAGAAATATTTAATGGCATTTGAATGGATTAATGACAACTCTCGCAAGTTTCTTAATGCTGGTTATCTGACTGGTAATGAATCTGTTGAAGAACGCATCAAAGATGTTTGTGATGCTGCTGAGAACACCCTTAAAATTGAAGGGTTCTCTGAAAAGATGTATGACTATATGGGCAAGGGTTGGATTTCTCTTTCAAGCCCTATTTGGTCTAATTTTGGGAAAGACCGTGGACTACCTATTAGCTGTTTCAGTAGTTATGTCCCAGACAATACTTCTGGAATTCTGTTTGCTCAATCTGAAGTAGGTATCATGAGTAAGATGGGCGGAGGAACTTCTGGATACTTTGGTGATATTCGCCCACGAGGTTCTGAGATTAAGGACTCTGGAAAGACTTCCGGTTCCGTGCATTTCATGGAGTTGTTTGAGGGTGTAACCAATGTGATTTCACAGGGTGGTGTTCGTAGGGGTTATTTTGCAGCGTCACTTCCAATTGAACATGGTGACATTGAGGAGTTTCTTGAGATTGGTACTGAGGGCCACCCCATCCAAACAATGAATACTGCTGTCACAGTAACAGACCAGTGGATTGAAGAAATGGTTGCAGGGGATAAAGAGAAGCGAAAGGTGTGGGCAAAACTCCTCAAGACACGTTCTGAAATCGGTTATCCATATATCTTCTTTCATGATAATGTGCAGCGCAATCGCCCTGACGTTTACAAAGATAAAGAGATGGTTGTGAAGAATTCCAACCTTTGTCATGAGGTATTGCTTCCTACCAATGATGAAGAGTCATTTGTTTGTGACCTTGCATCAGTGAACATGTTTTACTATGATGATTGGAAGAATACAGACCTTGTAGAAACTGTTATCTACTTTCTTGATGCAGTAATGACAGAGTTCATTGATAAGCTGGAAGAATATCGTGATAGTGATTCTAAGCAAGATCGAATGACATTCACTTATATGGAACGTGCTTATAACTTTGCTGTAAATCATAGGGCGCTGGGACTTGGTGTTCTTGGCTGGCACTCCCTGCTACAGTCTAAGATGCTGCCATTTGCTTCTGACGAATCTAATGCACTTGCTGATGAGGCATTCAAACTGATTCAAAAGAAGTCTTACAAGGCGTCACGAGAACTTGCAGAGATGTTTGGTGAACCTGAACTTCTAAAAGGATATGGTCGTCGTAATACAACACTCAACGCGATTGCACCAACAACATCTTCAGCATTTATTCTTGGGCAAGTTTCACAGTCCATTGAACCACTAATGTCAAACTACTATATCAAAGACCTTGCGAAGCTCAAGGCTGAAGTTAAGAACCAGTTTCTTGAAGAACTCCTTGATGATAAGGGGCATAACACTAAAGAGGTTTGGGAAAGCATCGCTAAGAACGATGGGAGTGTTCAACATCTAAAATTCCTGAGTGAATATGAGAAACAAGTGTTCCTGACATTCTCTGAGATTGATTCAAATGACATCATTGAACAAGCTGCCATCCGTCAGCAATATCTTGATCAAACACAATCACTTAATCTGAGGATTCCTTCTAACCTTAACCCGAAAGAGATTAACAAGATTGTACTGAATGCTTGGGAACTTGGTATTTGTACACTGTATTATCAACATGGTGCTAATGCTGCCCAACAGTTTGCTCGTGCTAATTGTTCAGTTTGTGAATCTTAAGAGGAATTATAAATGAAATACACAATCTATGGAAAACCCGGTTGCATCTTCTGTGTAAAGGCTAAGAAACTCCTTGATAGACACAATCTAAAATACGATTATGTTGACTTGGAAGAAGATCATCAAGCAATGTATTTTGTAAGGGAAGTATTAAACGCTAGGAAGGTTCCACAGATTATGAAGAATAATGATGACGGGTCTGCCGAATACATTGGTGGGTATGATGATCTCAAGGAGACTTTTTGATGGATGTTGTAAAGAAGCCCAATCATTACCAATTACTCCCAGAGTATGAAGTAAAGGATATCAATAAAGCACTTCTTGATAAAATTGAGAGTAGTGGATATGATATCAGTCTTTACGAAGCAGGATGGTTTCAACAATCAATGCAATACTTTTTACGCTTCTATGCGAAAAATGGCATAGAGGATTTGGAAAAGGGTATTGAGACAATGCAGTTTGTCGTTGATTCAATGAAAGAACGTAGATAAAACAAAACCCCTTGTAGAGAACCTTTAATTAGGAACTCCGCAAGGGGTTTTTTATTTGTTAATCCAATGTATCTTTTACTTCTGAAATAACCATCAGGACAATACCAGCAATCGCCACAGCAACTTCTGGAGGAATCACAATACCAAAAAAGGTTGTTGAAGCCCATGTAATAACTGTTGCGACACTTGCACCAATCCCCATAGAATTTCTTTTGGATGATTGCATTACTTTACTTGGTGGTTTCTTTTCACTCATTGTTCCCAGCCCCCGCCTTTCCAATTCATTCTGACAGCTCTGTAGAAGGTCTTTTGCATAAACCAAGAACCGTTATCGTGTTTGATCATTTCCTTGAAGAGAATATCAGCAAACTCCTTGGAAAATTTGTAGTACAAATCGCTGTAAAGATAATCGTGGACAACGGCTGCCCAATAACTTTCCGTGGTAAATGGGTGGTAAAAACGATGGAAAATCTTGGGTATTGAAGCACCATCTGTTATGTACCCCTTAGGAACACAAATGACAACTTCCTTGTTGCCTTCTTCCAGAGTGACCTTCACGATAAAATCCTGCACAAGCTCCCGTTTATCGGTTGATTTATCAAGATGCCTTGCAGGGGTATCCCGTGGTATTGGTTTCGTATGGAGTTCCGTAAGATACTCAACTGAAGCAATCATGGATTATTCTTCTTGTTGGTTTTCAAGGTACTCTTTATATTTTTCTTGTTCTGATGTTGCTTCAGAAACATCAAGTGTCCCTTTAGCAATCATTTCCACATTATCCATACCACCTACAACTTCAGCAAGGTCTGTGCAAGCACCCCTTTCAGGGTAGAATGGCACAAGAGATTTTACTGCTTTCAGATAGATAGACCGCTTTACCGGATTGGTTTCTGCACAATACTTCGCCTGGAGAACAATGATGGAATCAAGTGTATCACCAAATTCATAACCATCATCCACAGGAGTATCAATAGCAGCACAACCAGTAAACATTGCTGCGAATAATACACCTAAAGCAATATGTTTCATATAAACACCTTTTCATTAGAAACGATATTTAAATTCAATACCGCTAGGTTTTAAAATGAATCTTTTTGAGCCTTCCCCAATTGTCACACCTAAAGCACATCCTGCTAGATTGTAGAAAATGTCTTTTTCATCAAAACCCCCATAATCAATTTCATCGTATATCTCCTTAACTAATCCTACAGAAGAACATGCGAGAAATGAGTTAAGGGGTTTCTCAAAGACAAGTGTTGAAGATAACCCAATACCAGAAGATGCTCCAAAATGCAACTTTTTATCGTTGTCTATTGCATGGGCAGATTGTTGGAAAAAGAAAAGGGAAAAGAATAACAGAAATGCGTACATTTTATTGTTTTTCAATCGCATCAATCTCTTCCCCAAGGATCATTTCTTGATATTGTTGATCTTTCCAATTCCAATATACAATACCTGCAAGGATAGCAACAGGGATACCTACTGCTGTACTAGCACCCCCTATAACAGCCGTAGCATTCCATGCAGCAGCACTTACACCAAGTGTTTCTACAGATGTGTCAACAAACATTGCACAATCTTCTGTAGCACCTTCTGGTGGGTTATTAATAAGAATGTGTTTGATCCCATACTTTAACCCAATAGATGCTAGTGCTGTTTGTACAGGATTACCCCAGGAAAGTAATGGGTTAAGTTCTGTTGCACCCTGTTCAAGTGCTATGAAAGTTGTTGTCGCATCAAGAACACTACCCTCCTTTGGCAATTGATGTTGTGAGTTTGAGAATGTTGTACATCCTGTTAGCAACACACTTATTAGAATTACTGAAAGAAAGGTAGTGATTTTCATTTTAGTGGAGTCCTATCTTTTTCATTTCTGAAAGATACTCTTTCTCAACTTGATTTTGTACTGCGGAGTATCGCCCCATGATTCTGAAAAGAACTTCGTTTGGATCATCAATGTCACCACGAACAGTAACAGACCCACTATTAACAGCATCAAGAAACGCTTGGTTTCTCTGGGAGTATTCTTGGCGCTTCTCTTCTGTAAGTTCTTCAGTGCCAAAATAATCAGCAGCGAGCCTTGAGGTAAGCATTAAGGAAAACTCTGCCATCTTCATACAATCCGCAAGCATATCATAAATATCACCGGCAGATTCTTCTAGGTGTTCACGGAGAATTTGTTTCTTGAACTTTGTGAAGGTTTGATTTTTTAGGGTGGCTTTCTGTTCCGATGTGAGTGTTACAGCCCCAAGATTGATTTCTGAGGGTTGCACACTAAGATCAGCACCGTCTTCAATATAAACAAACTCTACATCACCAATGTTTCCAATATAGTGTGTTTCAAAATCTTCGTATTGTTGAAAGGTGATAGTAGTGCCGTTAGGGCCGTCTGTTTTGAAAGTAGTATAAGAGTAGATCATTTCTAATTATCCCTCCAAAGGAATTTAGTATCACTTGGATGTTTGTAGCTCTGAGGATTTTATTACAGAGGTATTTGTAAGAAGTTGTGTGTCTTGAATGAGCGAGAATTGATTGTAAAGATTTATATTTGCAAGACTTTAGTGATCTTGAGAAAGTGTTCAGTGTCCTTTTTCTAATGAACCTGCAAGATTTCCAAGTCCTATACCCGACGAAATTTACACCCTTCTTAATTTTAGATATTTTCCATTTTGACAAAACAAGCCCAAGATTTTTCTTGAGATACACACAGACACTATTGTAAAGTTCTTTGGCTTCATCTAAAGACAATCCAATGAATACCATGTCGTCTACATATCTCAAGTAATGCTTTACTTTAAGTTTTCTCTTTATATAATGATCGAATCTATCTAAGTAGATTAGACCAAACAACTGAGATAAAAGAAAACCGATCCCTAGTCCAATTCCAGATTCCTTAAAGCAAAACTTCATTATGAGATTAACAACTCTTGAATCCTTTATTTTTCTTTTGATGGATTCTTTGAGCGTCTTGTAACAAATATTGTGATAAAACTTACGAATATCAATCTGCAAGTAATACTCGTCGCCATCATGTTTTCTCATAAAGTCCTGGCATCTATCAGCGCACTTGTGAGTGCCCTTGTCTTTTCTACAACCATAAGAATCAAAAATGAAGCCCCTGTCAAACATTGGGTAAATTATGTTATAGATTGCATGTTGTACAACAGAATCTCTAAATGATGGAGCATCTATTATTCGGGTCTTTTGCCCAGCAGTACAAGAGATTTCAAATTGTCTTGGTTTTATTGGTGCGTAAATTTCATTTTGAATCTCACTAGATAACTTCTCTAGGTTTACAAGGGAATCGACTTCAAAATTGAAAATGGCTTGTTTATTTCTTTTACTTTTCCTGGCTGAGATGAATGCTTTATACATATTATCTGGATCAGCGATTTGTTCAAGAGTAACTTCCAAGATGTTATCTCCTTAGAAATAAAGTAGACCCCTACAATATAATCAGTGTAAGGGTCTTGCGGGTTTCGCTTACGCAAGATGAACCATCCCTATGTTCCAAGTGTTTCCATAGATTTCGGTAAAGCATGTTGAAATCATTGTCGGAATATCAAGAAGGAATATAGTCGGAGGAACGGAAAGAATTGTTGTTGTTAGCGTTGGAACGCCAGTTGTTCCAATTCCGATACCAAACACCAGCGTTGGAAGAGTTGTTCCAGTTGCCGGACGATTGAACAGCGACGTATCAATGGTTCACCTTAAAATACTACTTGTTCTTAACTTCGTGAGATAACCAACCACCAAGTTGAGAACCAATACTTGTTAGTCTTGTTTGAATATTTTTATACCTTCTCTGAGCCTCCTTTTCAGAACTAGCCCTTCGGTTGTGCTTGTATTTAAAATATCCGTGTTTGTTATATTGCATCATTTGGAACTTAACCCTATTAAGAGTTTTGTCCGCACGCTTTAGCAAAGTAACACGCTGATTGCCTCTTGAGAATTGTGCATCAACAATAAGTTCAAAGAACTCATCTACGTTGTTCATTATTCTAAGGCAAAGAGCATTCTTTTCGTGCTTTGGTGCGTGCGAAATATAAGTTCGTAACACAACACTTAAATCCAAGATGCTGTTTATTATTTCTGGTTCTGGTGATCCAGCCAAGATTCCCTCCTTAGTTACAAAGTTTCAAGGGAAGAAGGTGGGCGACGGCGGCGGCGGCGGCGCGCCTGCCCACACACGAAGTTACTCTCCATAGGCGGAGGAACGGAAAGAATCG